TCCTTTGGAAATACCCCATAATTTACCCTTATTCTGTACAATTACTACTCTATCATTATCTGGTTCATATAAAAATACTCCCGCTTTTTTTTCCTCTGTAAATTTAGTCTTATTTATTCCGCTATAAGATACTATATCTATTGTACAACAACCATCTAAACATTTATATATCATTTATAAATATTATTTTTGTTTCTTAAAATAATATTTATAAAGAGATATTTTATCTAATAAAATGAATTGGGACAAGAAAAAAAAATCGAAATCTTCGTGTGATTCAGACTCTGAAGATGATTCATCTTTCAAAAATGTACAAATTCAAGAAAATCATATTTATTTCTATGGTGACGTTAATTCTGAAAATGCAATGGCTCTTGTAATGTCTATCAATAAGTTTAATTATGAAAAGAAAAAATACGATGAATTATTTCTTCATATCCAAAGTGATGGTGGCACCGTAGCCGACGCTTTCGCAATTGTAGGTGCTATATTATCTTCTCAAATCCCTATTAATACTATTGTTGAAGGCTCCGCTTCAAGTGCTGCCACTTTAATAAGTGTTGTCGGCGACTATCGTACCATTAATCAACACGCTATCATGCTTATACATCAACCATCAGGTGGAATGTTTGGCAAAAAGTCTGAAATGGATGATGAAATCAAAAATTTAGCCCAAGTTGAAAAAAAATGTAAATCCCTTTACAAAAAATACACCAATTTAACTGACAAACAATTAAAAACTATTTTCCATCATGATATTGAATGGTCATCTAAACAATGTCTTCAATACGGCCTTGTTGATGAAATTAATAAACCTAGAAAAAGAAGGCGTTTGAACAGTTAGACAACTCTCGATCTATATCTTTCATTGAACTTTTAATATTATTTAATACGTACAAATTATCCATTTTGGTAACATTACTCATTACTTTATTATTTAACTCCTTAATCTCTTGAATTATTTGATATTGAGGTCCGTTAATATGTTGGATAAATCTTTCAAGTTTCTCTTTATGCTTTTTTGAAAAAATCCATCCTGAGACTTTTTCTCCATCAACTTTCAAATTTGAATTATATCTCCCCTTCAATTCTTTAAGAAGATCTTTGTACGGTTTTGTATCCCCATATATGATTATAGATTTATCCGAGTATTCTTTCATTTGAATATTTTGTGTATTAGTTTGTGTATTATTCAAATTAGTTTCCATTTTAAAATTTTGATAAATTTTAAAATAATTTAATAAATTTTCAATTGTTAAGTTAATGTTACAAAATCAATTTCTTTCGCGATATCAGAAACGGCAATAAGGTAGAAATCTCGGCCTTCTAATGTTTGTAGTTCTGTGTTAAGTATATTTGATCCGGAGATTTCACTATCAGATTTATTACTAATCGATTTTGTTCCGATAGGTATTCTTTTATTTAATCTCAACTTAGTTACATTTTTACCTACGTGTATTAATGACGGTTTAGGGGTAGGATTTGCATTATTAACATTCGATATTAACGCATTAGTTGAAGATATGGATTCTATATTATCTATATTATAATTATTAATTATTATATTATCACTTTCTCCTATCAGGTCAATTCCATGCGAATTACCCCCAGAACTATACACATTATTAATATCTATATTATTTATATATATATTCTCCGAACCGGTAATCGCTATCCCCCGATTTGAAGCTCCGTCATACCTTGTTATAACATTTCCAAAATTAACACTTCCTTGTGACCCGCTGTTCTTTAATATATCAATTTTCATATTACGTATCTTCAGATCTTTTGCGGCAGAAATAAACAACCCTATATTTCCTTTCATTATATGGCCCATAGAATCTCGTCCATTTACAAAATAATACGTATCTTCTGCATCAGTTACTAATGTTTTTATACCCACTGTTTGACTCTCAGCCCAATCAACTATCTCTTTGGCTATATTGGAAGTCCCAGTTTTTACTCTCCCCCCGCTAAGTTTATATTTCCCAATTAATAATTGCGCATTAGATAGCGAATTAGGTATAGCATAAAACCCCTTATCATTTATTACTTTCTGCACTAGAAATACATCTCCAACAGGTCCTACTTGTTCTCCACCACCATATGCACCCCCACCAAACGACCCTTTATCCTTACTAATCCCAATTATTTCTTCCGGGGTGGTATTTAATTTCTTAATAGTACAATCATGAATCACTATATCAATATTACCTTTTACATTATCCCTATTTTGTCTAAATCCATTTACGGCAACCCCCAAAGGATTAAATAATAACCCATAACAATCACAATCTGATAATTTTGTAGAATTATGAAATATCGAATTTACAGGCAAATCTTGATTATTAGTGATTATAGTTGCGAAAGCGCTATTTAAATCGGAATTGATACTTGCCAACGCTTGAACAGCAGTGATATCGCCACTTCTTAATTTAAGCGTGAAATCCCTGGGAAGCGCTTTTAAAAAAGGTCTAATAAATCTTGCCTGAGAGTAAGTCGAAATTACCGGAACGTGTCTTGAAAGATTCGTAACATGCACATTTCTAACTGTCACATGCTCCCCCCCATTTAAGGCTATTCCAGCAACTTCATAATCATAAATATTAATATTTTCAATTATAACATTTTTCATCCCATTGCCGTGTATACCATGATGCGATGATAATCCTAAATAACCATGTGTAATATAACAGTTTGTAGGGGTTATTATAGAATCGCCAAAATTTGCAGGACCTTGGGTAGGTATAAAAGGAGTTGATGCTAATTCTATATGCGCATAGAATCGTTGCTGTAAATTATGTTCTCTAGATTGTTTTAAAAGATTACCATTCAAATTCAAAATAATATTATCAGTTTCTACGGTTATTGCTGCGAAGAATCCTAAATCATATGGCCCAAATGGCATTCCAGGATATTCCGCTTTAGCTCCCCCAACCATTTGTTCTGGTGTAGGCATCCAATCATCACTCGAATTAGGATTAAATGTAATATCAGTGTCTAATATATAATAGGCAGGCCATTTCAATCTTACCGTACCATTATCAAAATCTGATTGGATTAATTTTACAGTAGAAAAGGGTCGGGGGTTTGATTTAAAATCTTCGAAAGAGTTGAAAGTTGAACTACTTAATGGGTAATCTTTGAAATATTTAAGAGTAGTCATTGAATTTTTGCTATATAAATTTTTATAATTATCGAATTGTTTTGAATAATAACGATCAAAACTATACCCATGAATCCATGGAGGTTGTGGATCGTAACATTTTATACTTTTCCAGTTCATTTATTTAATAAAATTTATTTTTATTAAATTTTATTAAAAATATATATCTTACAAAGTTTTAACCATATATGTCCCTTCACTATAATATCAGGATTTTCTATAATAATTTTTGTAAAATGCTTTTGATCTTTGTAAGTATGTTTAGATAAGTCATTTACAATATCTATTAATTTATCGTATTCATTACCTGGAATAAGAGATTGCCTCTTAAATTCTTGATTAAATGATTCAATATCTTGGATTCTAATATCGCACAGTAACATCAACCATTTTAAAGATTTAAATAAATTTTAAATAAATGTTAACTATAACTGATGGCTCACGCACCATTTCAATAACTAAATCACAGGCTAATAAGATTGAATTATTATTAAATAAATCAAAATATTCTAGAGTATGGGGTCATATAGGCAATGTATTATATGATTTTTCAATAGGAAAAACTACGACAGACTTAACACTCCAACCAGTACAATTTGATATAATATCATTATATATCAAAGAGTAATATTTATTACTTTAATTTTTCTTTATTTCTCTCACACCAATCTTTGAAATTAACAGGATTAATCAATTTTTTTACATCGCTCATGTTTCTTCTCTCGCAAAATTGGTCGTTATGTATCACTTTAAATTCAAACATGTTAGAAAGTTCCGCCGCCCCGGGAAAATCTAATTTGCGATATATTTCAAATGGCACATTCATATATTTAACTTCCCCATCCATTACATTATTCAAAATCTGAGCCATTTCCACCCCTGTTAAATGATCACTTGCAATTCCAATTTTTCCATATATTTGATCATGAAATACTTTAGCAGCCATTTTTCCAATATCCTCTACAGCAATCCCTGGCAATAATTTATCTCCCATTGGAAGGGTCAAATTATACACCCCGTCGTCGTTTTGTAATTTCATCATTCCAAGCAAATTCTCCCAATAAAAACTCGTATATAAATTTGTCACATTTACATCTAACTTATTCAAATATTTTTCCACACACCCTTTCTCATCAAAATGAGCAACCTTATATTCACCTAAATAAGGAATTTCATCCTCATAACCATCTCTAGTGTCTTCTAAAGTACTCCAAACGATGTGTTTTATATTTTGTTTAATAGCCGCATCAATAAGATTTATTCCTTGTCGGTATTCTTTTTTCGCATCCATATGTTCCCAAAAATTAGTAACTAAAAACACCCCATAACAATCTTGAAACGCTTTTTCTAAAGTTTCTGGTTTGTCATAGTCAGCATATACAACCTCAATGTTCTTATCTTCAATATGATCTGGCTGCCGCGATAAAGCACGAATTTTATATTCATTTGATTTAAGAAGTTCTCTCATGACACTCCCCCCCTGTACACCTCTTGCTCCACATATTGCTATTATTTTTTTAGACATTTATATTTAAAAATTTTATTTTTAAATATAAATCATTTTTTTTCCTTCTCCTTATAAACCCGTCTAATAATATTACATCCCCCCAGTACTATTAAGAACACCACATAAATCATTCTGCGCCTCCAAATCCACCTATAATCCCAATTCACACACGAAACAGTCGTCTTTACTTTACCTTTACATTTTGTTCACCAATATTCGAAAACTGCAAAAATTCCAACAGGAGATAACAAAGTCACTAACTTTCAAAAACATTTGTTAAAGTTATTAACGGTACTATCAATACCCACTCTGCCGATTAGAGATAACTTCAACAATCTGACATTTATTTTATAAAGTAAATTTTTAATTTATATAAATTAAAAATGTCTAAGAGAAATATTTTTCCTAAAATATTAGTAAGAAAAAAAATTGAAAAATTAGGAGCCACAGATCAATGTAAAGCCATTATCGGATCATGGCAAAAGTCATGCGATAAAGGTGTGTGTTATCTTTGTGGGATACCATTATGCGAAAGATATGGTAGATTATCTTACCAATCATTGTCTTATCCAAGCGATCCACGGAATAATAAAAATGTAGCACCTCCACCCCAATGCGATCATTTACTGCCAGTAAAGGAAATGGCCACGTTTTTATGCGGGGGTTCTGTTACTAAAGACCAAATACTTCAAATTCAGAAAAATTATGCAGCCATATCAACAGTTAAATATTTATCAAAATTAAAGGTAAAAACAGTATTTACTGTTTTAAAATTTTTGGATTGGACTCACGCACCATGCAATCAAATTAAAAGTGATATGCGTTTTATTCAAGTTTACGAAAATAAAAGAAAACAAAATGTTTCTGACAGTTATGCTGAAATATATGAAGAAGTCTTTGATAGAAATACATCTTTGAAAGATAAAGCCGCAAAATATGATAAATTATTAAAGACTAAAGGCTTTATCAAAATTCACGATTTTCAGTGGGCAAAATATTCTTCAAGTGTTCCACCAAAAGATTGGATATGGTTACCAAATTTAACCACTATTTATAAATATCTTTTTAGATTATGGTAT